GTCGCGCTCGCGGTCGTCAATCATCTGCGCCTTCTGCAGTTCAAGTTGCAGCTCGGCCGCCTTCTTCTGGATGTCGGCTTGGATCTGCTGGATCTGCACTTGGATCAGCTGCTCGTTGATGTCCGGCTTGTTAGCGTCAGGCGGCGGCTGGAACTGCGCTGGGTCGTTCCAGAATTGCGACGCATCCTTGAAGCCAGCCAGCTCGGTCATTGCCTTCAGCGTGTTCGCCAGCTTCGACATGTCGGTCAGCGGGTTCTGCTGACCCATGGTCGACATGGCCTCTTTCTGCATCTCGCCGATCTGGCGCAGCATCATCATGCGCTCCTGATCGGTGCCGCGGCCCAGCGCCACGTTGATCACGACGTCCATGTTCGTGTTCCAGACGCGCGGGTCGATCGGCACAAAGGCGTTCGACAGGCGCACCATGCGCTCGCGGTCCTGATGCGTCGTCACGATGTCAAGGATCAGCTTATACAGGCGCTTCATGCCGGTCTCGGCAAAGATGCGCGCGATCAGCTCGATGTGCTGCTGAGCGGCGCTCACAGTGGCCTGCACGGCCGATGCGGTGCTTGACTGTAGTGCGCCAGCATCCAAGCCCGCAGACGCCTTGGAGATGCCTGTGCGGGCCTCTTTGACCTCGTCCATGTATTGCAGCACCGGAAATGCCTGCTGGCCAACGAAAGGCATGGTCATCGGCTGCACTTGGCCCGCCGCGCGCTGGCGGATGATGGCGCCTGTCTCGGTGTTCATCACGTCGTCGACATTAACCATGCCCTCGACGATAGCGACGCGGGGGTGGATCGACATGGCCAAGCTGTCCAGTGTGTTGCGCATGATCGAAGATTTGATGCGCTGAATGTCGGCCACGGTGTCGGCGACACTCATGCCGAAGAAATCGTGCGGCTCGGGATCGGGGCAGAACGTGGCAAACGGTGCCACGGCGCACGGCTCGTTGGCGAGGATCTTTTTGCCGTCGCCGGCGGTGCAGATCTTGCGCAGCTCCGCGATGCCGTCGTTGTCGTAGTCCACGCGGATGTAGCTCTCGACGTAAAGCACCTTCTTCATCGCGGGGTCGTTGCGCTCGTTCATCTCGTTGGTTAGCGCGCTGTTCCGCGTGTAGCGTTCCACGTTGGTGTTCATGTCGTCGTGGGCCGAGGACAAGTCGGCCACGTCGTCGTATTCGTAGCCCATCGCCACCAGCTCGGATACCGTAACAATACGGCGGTGCGCGACAAAGTCGGCCTCGTCAACCGACTTGGCTTCGCGCGAGATCAGGAACTCCTCTGGCGGCACGGCCTCGATCTTCACGCGGCCATCTGGATGCACGTAAGTCACGCGGATGCTGTGGACCATCGGCGGCGGGATCAGTTGGCCAGTCATCGGGTCAATCTGCGGCTCGCCCATCGCCTCGGACGCCACCACCTCGATCTCGGCGGCGGGGTCAGCGGCAATCGCGGCCAAGCCGGCGTCGTCGATGCCGGACAGGTCATGCGTCTCGAACTTGGTCTGGTCGTCCCAGTAAGCCTTGATGACGCCGACCTTGCGAACGAGCGCATCCTTGAACGCCGAATGCGTGACCAAGAAGCCGTCGTTGTCGCGGTTCATAATGAAATTCACGTATGCCGTGGCCTGCTCCGCGGCCGCCACATCTTCGGGGCCGTTGGGAGCGAACTCGACGGTGCGCTCCGAGCCGTGGAAGATGCGCATCAGCGACGGCATGATCGCCTGCACGGTGTCGCGCACGTCCATGCTGACAACTTGGCTGCGGCCCTCTTCTTCGTCGCCAAACGGCTCGCCGCGGTAGTATTGCGTCGCCGTGGCGCGCACTGGCGAGATCCAGTTGTCGATGAAATCGATGGCGTCGTCGATCTCTTTGCCGACGATGCCCTGCAGCTCGTCCTCATCCATGACGTCGAGGAACTGCTCCTCGATGTCCTCAATCATATCGCTGATCTCGTTTTTCATTGGTCAAGCAGTCCTTTGGGGCGCATTTTGGGGCGCGGGCTGATGTTTACAGGCATCGTCTGCCCAGTCGCCTGATTGTAAAACTGGCGCACTTTCGACACGTATTCGCGGGTCTCCTGCGGCATGCCTGCGGCGCCGCCGCCCATGCCCTTCTCGCCCGGCCCCCAGTTGTAGGCAGCGGCGGCCTCGTCCATGTTGCCAAACTTGCCGAGCATGCCCTCGAGATACGCTTCGCCAAAGGCGCGGTTGACCTCGGGGTCTTGCAGCAGCATGCGCGCGGTGTCGATGTCCTCGTTGGCGACGTCAAAGCCAAAGCCGCGGGCGATCTCGAAGATGTTAGGCACGCCGTAGCCGGGGTCGGCCGCCGTGGGCGCCTTCACCTGCATCGGCCCGATCGCGCCCTTCTTGTTCCCGCGCAGCTGCGACAGCGGCTTGGTCTCGCTCGTGGTATACGGGTCGACGCTGCTCTCTGCGCGCTGGATGGCATCGAAAAACGCCATTTTGTCGAGTATGCCTGCCATTATTGTGGCTCCTGTCAGTCCAATAGGCCGCGACGTGCTTCTCGCGTCCTTACAATTTGCTCATCATATGGGAAATCTTGCGTCTCCCAAGGAGGCGTGGCGCGGCGCTGCTCAGCGGTCATTGTTCGACGCTTCATCACATTGTTTGCCTCCACCTCGCCAGCAGTTCTAATGTATTGCTGGTAGGCTTCTTCGTCAGATATGGCTCGATTTACAGCCCTATCATATTCTGCATAAAGCGGCTCAAGTTCTGGGTGCTTTGGCCTGTATCCAGACAAACCAAGTTCAGCTTGCTTCTTGTCAATTTCATTTGAAATTCTGCGCGTTTCATTCATGCGAGAAGTTAAGAGTTCATTTAACTCAAAGCTAGGGTTGGAGCCGGGCGCAAAGCCCTCTTGCGCCTGAACGGCATGCTGCAGCTCGTGAAGCGCAACAGGCAATCCCTCACTCGCGTCAGGTGACGAAACACGTATCTGCCCAGTATCAAGATCAAACGAACCGCTTTGCCTTGGCCGCTGCGAAAAATCCATGTCACCAAACATGTTTGGATATGCCGCAGGCAATTCTTGCCCCCTGTAATGGCCGCCAAGCAGCTGCTGGTGCAAAAGGCCGCCAGAGTAATTTGTTTGATACTCTGGACCGCCGTAGTTAAGCGCGTCAGCAGCTTTCTGGCGCAAAATCGCTTTACTGTCATCAATCTCAAAGCGCCATTTTCCGTCAGCCCCCTTAAACCATCCAGTTTCATCCCAAATTTCTTGAGGCGACCTTAGTCTGGCTGAAAGTGCACGCGCCTTTTTAAGGGCGTCTAAATCAGCAGTTTTTGCGTTTGCGCCGGCAAAAATTCTTACAGTGCTAGGATCGTATGTCGCCGCGCTTTTCGCCGTAGTGCCAAGCGCACCTGTAGCAGCCAAGCCAGCCGTTCCCATGGCCTCCATGGGGATGTCTTCCTGCGGCAGCAGCCCACGCATGGCCGATACAGGCGCGTCAATCGCACGGACCATAGGCTCGAGCAAGCCGGCGACGTTGCCCTCCCAGCGCACGGTATCGGTGCCGCGGACAGGCTCCTTTGACAGCAAACCGCCCCACACTGGGCGGCGCCCCTGCGCCTGCAGCTCAGCCGCATTCTGGCGGGCGGCGTCGTAGATGCCGCTGAAGATGCTCTGGCGCTCACGCGCCCGGCGTAGTTGCTCGGCCGTCGCCATCACCACTTCTCCTTATTCGCCCAATATGCCGCCGACATCTTGCCCTTGGCGATGTTCTGCGCGTGGCGCGCCTTAAACGATGCGCGGCGCTTCTTCTCGGCTTCGGTCTTGGGCGCAGATCCCGCGCCCTTCACGCCCTGCTGGCCAAAGCGTATCGTCCTAACCTGATCACCGCTCTTCGCGACCACGACGTGGCTCTTGGTCGGGTGCGACGGGGTGCGCTTGGGCTTATTAACGCCCGCAACGCCCGCACGCTTCACCGCGGCCTTCGCCTTGTCTGCGGTTGATCTCGCCATCACTTCTTCGCTTTCTTTCGTTTTGACTTGGCCGCCTTGGACAGCGCGATGGCGACGGCCTGCTTCTGCGGCTTGCCAGCCTTCATCTCGGAACGGATGTTCGCCGATACGGTCTTCTTACCGTAACCACTTTTCAACGGCATGCGTCGCCTCCAAATAACTCACGCACATAATACAGTAAAAACACCGTAATGCAAAACCCCGTGGCGCGGGGAGGAGGAAAACACGCCACGGGGGAGCGCTGCTCTGGGCCAGCGGATGTGGGAAGCGCCGACCTTGTGCCAAATTTAGCACGAAATATCGCACTACGCCATGTGCGGTAAAACAAAGTCGCCGCACCACGCTACAGAGGGGGTTGACTTTACCGCACCCCTGTTTTACGCCTGTGAAGGCGTAACAGGTGCGGCAAAGGCCACTTTCGCGCCGCAAAACTTTCACACAATCCCACGTATTCCACGACGCAGCGGCTTCTGCCATCCGCCGCTGGCCGACACGCCGTATGCCATCGTCGTGTGGTCGTTGGCCAAGGTCAGGCACACCGCATCGGCGCGGTCTGGCGAGGCGACGCCGCGCTTCTTCATCGCCTCCTTACTCTCCACCTGCAGCTTCCCCGCGCTGGTGAAGAAATACCGTGGCGCCGCCAGCTCGGCCCACAGGGCGTCGTCACGCGGCAAAGACACGTCCATGCCCTCGAGCCACGCCTTGCACTTGAACCACAGCTCCGCGCGCAAGTTGAGATACGTGTCCTTCGCCATGGCGCGCTCCGACACGTTCAAGCCGCGCGCCGGCAAGCCCAGCTCGCGCAGGCGGTCCAAGACGCCAGCGCCAAAGCCGTTACTGTCCACGATGATCTCGCTGGGGCGCTTGGACGGCGGCATGGCGTCGTATTCCGCCTTCACGGCGCCCGTCAGCTGCATGAGGTCGAGGTTACGCCACACCGTGACGGGGTGGATCACTGGCCCCTGCCGCTTCGCCAGCACGCTGCTGTCGCCGCCCTGCCGGGCCACGTCCAAACCCCACACGGCGGCCGTATCCTCGTGGATCTTGATCGTGTTGGCCATGGCATGCTGAATCAAGGCCACCGGAATAACCGTGTCCTCTTCAGACGGGGGAAAGTTGCCAAGGACGCGCACATGATACGCGGGGCTGTCCTCGCCGTAGCGCTTCTTCATGTCCTCGACGAAATCGTCGGCGACGCGGGGGCTGGTGACGCAGGAAACGTGCATCGTATACCAGTCAGACTTGAGCCTGTTGTGCGTGTCGTAAAAGAAGCCCGTGTTACGCGTGGGGTTGCCGGTCAGCACCGTCGTGGCATTGTGGCCAGACATCGAGCCGGACGCGGCCTCGAACACCGCGTTCGGCACGCCCGACGCCTCATCCGCAATCAGCAGCACGTTCTCGCTGTGAACGCCCGCCAGCGCCTCCGGCTGCTCGGCGCGCGACGTCCGCACCGAAATAAACGTGCTTTCTGGGCTGCTTTTCAACTCAATGCGGTCAGACTTGACCTCGAGGAGGTCGTTGAACGGGGGCTTGAGCCGCTTGGCCACGTTCTTCATCTCGGCGAAACACGCGTCAAACAGCTGCGCGGACGTGGGGGCCGTGACCACCGTCTTGCTCGGCACGCGCATCAGGACGTGCCAGATCGCAGCCATGGCAACCGCAGTGGACTTGCCGACGCCGTGGCCAGAGCGAACGCTGATGCGCCTGATCGCGGGGGCGGCGACGGCGTCCAGCAGCTCAACTTGCCACTCGTCAGGCGTGATGCCGATAACCTCCTCGGCGAAGGCCACGGGGTCGTTGCGGTAGCGGCGCATCAACGTGACAAAGGGGTTCTCTTGCTGCGCTAAATTTTTTTGCGGGGGCATGTTAAATCTCCGTTAACAGGGGGCGGGGGGTGTGGGGGTGGGGATGCGTGGGGAGGTCATTGCATTTGCACCGGCGTCGATCTGTCGAAGGGGGGGTCCAAACGCGACCTCCGAAACCGCGATTGGGCGCTTTTTGGCGAAAATGCTTAACATGTTCAGCATCTGCGGCGTCGGGACCGGTTTGGTGCCCCCAAGAGGAACCAAACCACGCGAAAACATGCTTGCTTTTCAACGTCTTAGCGTCGGGACCGTTTTGCGGGACCGCTTTTTGGACCGCTTTGAAACGGTCCAACACTACATCTTGTGTTCGTGCTGCGCTGCAGAGTGGTATCATGATACCCCACGAAAACTTGACCAAACGGTCAAATCTTGACCAAGTGGTAAAGATATGGCACGCGCGCACGCGTCTGCGCATCGCTGCATCGGTGCGCGATTTCGCCTCTCACACGTCATCCTCGCTCTCGCTCCACTCGCCCTCGATCACGTCGTCGTTCACTTGCACACTCGCCAGCAGTGCCGCCGCCTGCGCGTGCAGATCGGTCACGCTGATGTTCACGGCCACGTCTCGCTGACGCGTATCGTATTGCTGGTTCAGCTTAGCCGCATACCACTTGTCCGTATCCACTTGCAGCCTCGCCACGTTCACAGAGCCAACGTCAGCCTGCTGAGCGGTCTGCACAGCCCGTGCAGCGTAGAAATGCCCCGCCATGTCCAGCGCCTCCTGATAGCGCTGCCTGCGCCCCTGAGCGCTATCGAGCCAGCGATACCACAGCTTCCATCCCACGTTGTGTTCGCGGATCAAGTCCGTCACGCTCGTGCCTGTCGTCAGCTTCTCGAACAGCTCCTCCTCGCCTGCCTGATCCAGAGCAGCCAGCTTTGCGTTGCCTATCTCACCCATCGTTGCCTCCTTGGCCAAGTTCACCAGCGATCGCCGCGTAGCCGCAGATGTCCACCGCGTGATCTGCGTGACCCGGCGTGTTCTTGTAACGCACCACCTTGAGCAGCGTCATCATCATGCACACGTCCTGCGCCGTCACGGTCGCACCGAGATACGTTGACCACATGCTCGCTATGGCGCCGAAGCTGTCCTCCGCGCCTCCATGTGTCGCCGCACGGTCAACCGTGATGCACCTGAACGCCTCCTCTAAAAAGTCTCCACGCTTCATCGTCTATCCTCTCAAAACGGAATGTCGTCTCCACCGAGGTCCAGATTAACATAATCCTCGCCCCCGATCACCTTGGTCACTTTCGCACTCGGAAACGCCGCGAAGGCTTCCTTGAGAAAGTTCTCACTGAAATCACGCTTCAGCACGCACGCGGCGTCCTCGAAGCTATACACCGCCCACTCTGGATGCGCCTGCCTGATCTCCACCGCACCCGTCAGCGCGAAGCACACGATCCCGTCACCAGTGTCCACGCAATACGCATGCGGCGGCAGCGGCTTATGTCCAGCGTCCAGCGCCGCCTTCTCCAGCACGTCCCACGCGCGCATCAGCTGCCCCGCTATCTCGTGAACCTTCGGCGCGTCGTTCGCCTCCACGAACACCCGCAGCGCGTCGTATGCCGCCTCAAAGCGGCCAGCGAGATCAGGCGGCACCAGAGACGGCAACGTGTCACCCCACCTCGCCATCTTCTCCCGCGCCACACGATCGAGCGGAGCCAGCTGACCCCACACGTTCGCCGAGATCTTCTCGCCCTCCTCGCCAAGCGGCCCGCCCTTGCGCATCGCCTCGCTCTTCGTCATCCTCTTCTTCGCCATTCCCTTGGCCATGATATAACTCCACTTCGCCAGCTATGTTAACACTCTGCTAACCGCACCTTGAGACCGCACATCCAGCAGTCCGCGCTAATTCCGCACCGCACCCCGCACCCCTATAGAGGGTGCGGTGCGGAGAGCGGTTTTACGGAATATTTCCGCACCTTCGGCAGTCCTCCGCACCTTGTTTTTCGTGGTGCGGTTAACACATTGTTCACACATCAATGCACCTCGTCGCTACCCTGCAGCGTCGGATTAAGCACCCCGTCCAGCAGCTCCATGGCCATGTCGATTTCCCACAGCACGTCGACAAGCATCTTCGACAGCGCGGCGTAACGCTCCAGCGTCACCTCGGCCTTCGCCAGCGAGAATTCCGGAGACCAGCTGATGAACGCCTCGTCGCCCTCATCGCTCCACATGATCTGGCCCACCAGCCGCAAGTCATCCATCGGCACGCCCTCCCCGTCGTCATGTTGCACTCGGCACCTCCAGCACACGAAACTTGGCCACGTCAAAATACACCATCGGCTCGATGTCTTGCGCGTCGCCACGCCTCACCGTGCCACCCAGCTGCACGTCCATTTCGTCTGGCGGCAGCTTAGTTATCCCGACGGCATCAGTCCACCGGACGGCGAGCATCGAAGGCAGCCCCGTCACCAGCGTCAGCTGCTTGGCCATGAGGCACTTGTGCAGGCCGACCATGTATGTCGGGAAGGCGTGCATTGAGTTGCGCCTGTGCCGCATCTCCACGAATGCCACGGCCTTCCCGTCTCTGGTTGCCATGTAGTCGAGCTGCAGCTTTATCGGCATTTTGGTCAGCTGGCAGCGGTAATGCTGCTCGACGATGCGCGCCAATGCCTGCTCGTTGTCACGATCCGCTTGCGTCTCGTAGTATGGCCTGCTCACAGCCCCGCCTCCTCTGCAGTTATCCACTTGCCCACGACCACGACTGGCACGTCGCGGCCGTCACTCTTACTCGGCCACACGTCATTGCGCAGCACGTCCTTCTCGACCCACGTCTTGATGATCGCCTTCGTCTTGGCTTTGCCCTGCTTTTCGCTGAGGTCCAGCCCCAGCACCTCCGCGACGCAATGGCCCACCCACTGCCTCGCCTGCACGTTCTGGCGGAACGGGTCGTCGCCCTGCGCCGCCTCGCCGACAAGTTTCTGCACCTTGCGCGCATCTTTGGCCGTGATGCCGTCGAACAGGTCCGGCATCTTGAACTCCGTCGCCACGCCCACGTATTCGCCGTTTGGCAACTGATACCCGACCATGCGCCTGTAAGTCGCCTGCGCTGCCGGCGGCGCCAAGTTCGCCTTGGCATCGTCCACGCGAAACACGCCCTGCGCCTCCGTCTCGCTCACGCCCAGCTTCATCACGTCATCCGGCGACACCTTGTTGATGACCCGCGCCGCGCGCGCCGCCCCGATCAGCGACCCCGCGCCGCGGATGTGGTCCACCGTGGCTTCCTCGCCGTTGGCCTTGCGGATGTGATGCACCAGCACGATGGCCGCGTCGGTCTCGTCTGCAACGCGGCGCACCGCCGCGACGGCTGCGTTCATGGCGACGTTGTCGTTCTCGCTGATCTCGTTGGCGCCAACCCACGGGTCAATGAACACGAGGCCGATGTTGTTTTGCTTGACCTTGTCAATCATGTAGTCGACCAGCTCGTCGTCGATGCTGATGCCGTCACGCCCCTGCGCCGCGAACTTGATCTGCATGTCGCGGCCCGCGTCGAGGAACAGCCGCCCGCGGATCTCGTCCGGCTTGACGTTGTAATACATGCACGCCGCCATGAGGCGACGCTGCATCTCCTCCATCGGGTCTTCGAGGTTCACCATCCACACGTTGCACTGCTCTTTCACTGGCTCCCTGAGCAGCTCGCGCCCCGTGACAATGCTGAGCGCCTCCACGGTTTGCAGCGACGTCTTGCCCGCGCCGCCAGCCGACGCAAGCACGCTGACATACGATCGCACGTAGTGCGTGCCGTAGATCCAGCGCCGCTTCGGTATCGACGCCGGGTCGATCCACTCAAACGGCGTCGGCCACTGCCGCGCCTCGCTGATCTCCTGCTGGCGCACCTCGTCCACGGGTCTGGCTTGGCTGAGCGCCTCGCGCAGCTTGTCCTCGCCGGCCTCTTTCAGATAGTCGTTGGCATCCTTGACGTTCTCCACGCCGAGCCTGTCGAAGCGCACCACGCTGACCGACGTCGACCCGTCGCCGCGCAGGACATCGGCCACCGCGTCCACGTCCAGATCTGGATCTGCGCAGATCGTCACGTCGGATGCGCGCGGCACGTTGTATGTCTGCATGCCGGACTTGCCGAATGTGCAGACGATGGTCGCCTCTGCGTGGCCATGCACCGCTTGGCGAAGGCTCAGCGCGTCCTCTGGCCCCTCGACCATGATGATCGGTCCGGCGTTGCCGATGCGCATGACGTTGCCCACCAGCGCGCCGCGCGAGTATTTGCTGATGCCGTTGTGTTCGCGTTTCTTGCCGTCGTTTGTCAGCAGCACGCTCTGGATGCCTTGCACCTCGCCCTGCTCGTTGACGGCTGGGAAGATGATCGCCGGCCCGTCATATACGTTGGGGCTGAACCGCGCGATCTCCGACGCCGTGCTGGCGCGCAGGCTGCGGCTGTTCAGATACAGCAGCGCCGGGCGCACCGCGTCCATGTTTTCGCGTGTGATCGGCACGCTGCGATCCCACGTCTCGCGCGCCTTGCGTATCTTCTCGTCGCGCGTCTCGTCGTCCTTGGCCAGCAGATCCTTGGCAGCGAGCCGCGTGATGAGGCGGTCGAACTCGCTCGGCGTGTATGGCACCGCGTCCGAGTTCTCCAGCACCTTTGGGTTCTCGCCGCCGCGCTTTAATCCGCTGCCGATTGTTGACTTGATCTCGATGTCGTTGAGGCCCGCCTGCCGCGCGGCCGCGTGTAATTCGATGATGGCGGCATCAAGCTGCGCCGGAGCCAAGTGGGCATGCCGCCCGAGCGTGAATGCTGCCTTGTTTAGCGTTTCGTTGCGCCCACCCTTGCCAGCGTGCATGACGTCTGCGGCGACGTTCTCTCGCACCCTGTGGAAATATGCTTCAGACATTTGTTCATCCCAAGTTAAATGTGGCGGGCGCCCCACATCGCGGAGCGCCCGTGTGGCTTAGAAGCCGAAGTCTGTGCCTCCTGCAGCTGGTGCTTGTGCGGGTGCGGGCGCAGGCTGCGGTGCCGCTACGGGTGCTGGCTGCGCCGGGGCGGCGCCATCGGCGGGGCGGTTAATCCATGTGCGGATTACGAAGCCCACATCGTATGACGTGCCCTTGCCCACGACAATAGGCTTGCTGCTGGTGATCTGGATCACCGGCACCTTGCCCATAGCAAACTCTGGCATAGTTTCGGCTTGGTTATACAGCTTGGCGATGAACTGCCCCAAGCCATACGAGTTGCCGCTGAACTGCGCCTTGCGGCCGTCCGCCAGCCAGCAATCCACCTCAAAGCCGTTCTTGTGGCTGTCGCTCGGCTTTGGGATCTGCTGAGACGGCGACGGCCACGGCTGCCAGTCGCGCACACCGATGTCGATGTGCAGCCAGCCGAATACGACGTTTTTGATGTCGATGGCGAAACCGCGATCCATGTCGATCGGCTCCTCGCCGTTCTCGGTCTTGGTCCACCAGCGGTTCTGTGGCAGGTTTGCGCGGATGAACAGGCCAGCGCCTGCGTCGTTGTTGCTTCCGAAAGTGATAGGCATGTGTGTCTCCTGACTATGTCGCCTTAGTGAATTTGAACGAGTAGGGCGGGATCTGGAGTGTCTGAAGGTCTCCATACCCGTAGCCCCACTCGCCCGTCTTTTGCGCGTGAGCAAATTGCTCAAGCGCATACTTGACCGCCGCATTACCCTCCTCGAGAGAGCGCCAGTCGAGTTCGTAGACGCCGACAGGGTGCGGCGCCTCCTTACCAACAGCGATGAAGATGAAACGGTCAATCTCGAAACCGTTGAGCATCATCGTGCGGCGGTAGAATTGATCTTGGATGTGGTAGCCAAAGTTGGCCACGGCTTTTGCGAAGCCCTGCGGCGACGGGTCGATCGTCGTCTTTACATCCACAATGGCTGCGATGTCCTTGCGCCATCCGTCCGGGCGGCAGCGCACGTCGACGCCGTAGATGCTGTCGTGTCCGAACACGCTGGCCTCGACCACGAGGTCGCCGCCCAACAGCTCAGCCGCCGCGGCGTTTGATCGCACCGCCTCGGCCATGCGGACGGAGGTGTGATAGTCGCCCTCGGTCAGCAGCAGTGCGCCGTTGGCCTCTGCCTCGGTCTTGCGTTCAGACCACTCCTTGCCGCGGCGCGTCTCTGGGCCGCACCACACGGTGTTGGCCAAGTGCGGCTCAAGGATCAGCGTGTGCGTGGCCGTGCCTACATCGAATGCGGTCGACGCCTTGCGCTCGGCGTATTTGTAATGCGCCAGCGACTGCAGCGCGATCGTCTTGGCGCCGGACGCCGACAGCGACGGGTCAAGGTGGTATTCCTCGTTGCTCATTGCGTAGTTGATGGTCATGCTTTCCCTCTTCCATATAGCGCGATCAGCAGTGCCTCCGCGCGGTGTTCGTCTTTCTTGCGTTTCAGTTGCAGCGCCAGATCTGGGAACCACTGCTGCGCCATGCGCCGCGCGGCGTCCTTGTCCTTCGGCAGGTTCATGCTGCGCTTCCACGTCACCGGCGTCACCGTCGTGAACGGCGTGCGGCTCAGATACGCTGTCGCCATGATCTGGCCGTATGCGAGTCCCAGCTTGAACATGGAGACCACGCCCTGCTTTGGCATCGCCTGCTGGCGCTCGATGTAGATGTGGTCGACGTCATCGACGCTGGTGATGATGTCCATCAGCGAGATCACGTCAACGCCGCCCTCGTCGTATACTGGCAGGTCGTGAACCTCGGCCCAGTCGTCGCCGATCAGAGCCACGCCTCCTGTGCGGTATCCGCAATCAATGCCGATAGTAATCTTGGATGTCATAGCCAGCCTCCCGCAACACGTTTACCAGCGCCTGCTCGACAATCACCGACTGGCTTTGCCGCGTCTTTGTGCTGTATAGCACAAGGGCTTGGTAGACATCGTCGCGGATGCGCGGCCCGATTTGCTTGAGTTCGTCTGCCATGTGTTCCTCCATTGGTAACGGATTGTTAACACGCATTCCGATGGGTGCGCAAGCGGTTTGTTTGTTGCGCTGTTGCGTGGTATTATTGCGCAACTTGAAAATCTACATGCAGGGCGCGTAATAGATGGCCGAAGATCAGCGACTTGAGCGCATTGAGAAGAAGTTGGACACGCTGTCTGATGCTGTAGTTTCGTTGGCTCGCATGGAAGAGCGCATGATTACGCTGTTCAAGCGTATGGATAGCTATGACGAAACACAGCGTGAAATCGGCAAGCGCGTCGGCCACCTTGAAAAGTCTACCAGCACCAACGGCCAGATGCTGCGGTTTGCTGAGCGCCTGTTTTGGATCATTGCATCTTCTGTGGTGGCGTATTTTGCGCTGAAGATGAGAGGCTGACATGATTGACCCGATTACAGCCTTGTCTGTAGCGACAGCGGCTGTCGGGCAGATCAAGAAACTACTTAACGATGGACAAGAGATTGGCGGCGCGCTGGCAAAGTTTGCTGGCGCTGTGTCTGACGTTAATCGTGCTGCCGAAAAGGCTAAATCACCGACAATCTGGAAAACGCTCACTGGGTCGGCTGAAGAAGAGGCCGTCCAGATATTTGCTGCGCAGAAGAAGTTGCAGCAGATGCGCCGCGATGTTGAGACGTTGATTAGCTACACTTACGGCCAAAAAGGTCTGGACGAATACAAAGACACGCTTCGCAAAGTAAAAGCCGAGCGTCAGAAAAACCAATACCGCAAAGAAGAAATCAAAGACGCTTTGATCTTTTGGTTTGTCACGGCGGTGATTGTGCTGTGCGGTTTTGCTGGGTTGGCCTTTGTGATATACTTTATCGGGAAATCTCAAGGGAAGTGGTAATGAGACACCTAGACGAAATCATCATCCACTGCGCTGCAACGCCGCCGAACTGGCTGCCGGGCGCGACAACTCAAGACAAGGTCAACGAAATCCGCCGCTGGCATGTCAAAGAACGCGGCTGGTCTGACATCGGCTACTCTCACATCATCGACCGTGATGGCACGATTGCGCTGGGCAGGCCGATTGAGAAAGTCGGTGCGCACACCAAGGGCCACAATGCCAACAGTGTCGGGGTATGCTTGATCGGTGGCAAGGGCGGCACGGCAAACGATAAATTTGAAGACAACTTTACGCAGGCACAGGCCAATGCGCTGCGCACGCTGATTGCTGGCTTGAAGCGTGAGTATCCGACCATCACCAAGATCAGCGGTCATAATCAGTGGGCCGCCAAGGCCTGCCCGTGCTTTAACGCCCCTGCTTGGTATGCGCGCAAGCCTGCCGCTGAGATCAGCGGCGTAGTTGGCGCTCAGAGCCGTTCTACGCCCGCACAAAGCCGCACTGTTCAGGCGTCTGTCGTTCAGGGTGCATCGGCTGTAGGTGGCGCTGTAGGGGCGTTAAATGCGCTCTCAGGGACTGCCCAAGTGGTGGCGCTGGTCGGCTGCATCCTGATCGCGCTGCTGGCGCTGTTTATCATGCGTGAGCGGCTGAAAGCGTTTGCCGCTGGGTGGCGTTGAGCCGTGTTCGCAAAGCTGAAACTATACGCCATTGGCGTAGTTGCTTTCGTTCTGGCGTTGCTCGGCATTTACTGGAGCGGAAGACGCGACGGGGCCGATGCCGTCAAAGCCGACGCCAACGAGGCTAGGCTGGATGCAGTGAAGACTGCGAAGGATGTGGAAGATGAAATACGCTCACTTGATGACACTGCTTTTGTTGATCGCGCCAGTCAGTGGGTGCGGAAAGATAGTGGTCAGTAATTACTGCGACATCGCCTCGCCGTTATATTTCAGTGAGGAAACGCTGGCATGGTTGGCCAAGAACGACAGGCAGTTTTTGACAGACACAGTGGCGGCAAACGAAAAATGGCAAGCCTTGTGTCAATGATCCAGTCAACCAGCCGCATCGTGCATGATGTATCATTCCGTGATACATCTGAGAGCCTTTGCTCTCGTGCATGGCGGTTGCATGGTGACAACCGCTTCTGGAGGGCGTGGGTGCGAGTGTTTGGCCGTGACCACTGCCAGACAAGTTACAGGCACTATCACGAGTAATGGCCCGCACGATCAATATACGCCACGGGCGGGCTGGTGAGTTTCTGGCCTGCTACCTGTTAGAGGCCGCCGGTCTGGAGGCCAGCAGAGTTGACGGGGCGTTTGATCTGGTTGTCCATGCGGGCGACGGCAAGCTGACGTGCGTCGAAGTGAAGACAGGCACAGAGCGCAAGCGAAAATGTGGCGGCTACAGGTTCCAGCGGCCCCGTGTGACGCTGCTTGCGGAATACTACTGCTTTGTTGCGTTGGACATTGGCCTGATGCGCATATTCCCCGGCAGCATCTGGCGTGATCGCAAAGAGGTATCCATGCCTTCCCGCGAGTTTACGCAGGCCGCCCAAGCGAACGACCTGCGATGGCTGAAAC